AGATACCACCTGTAATTTGATTCCGAATCGGACGATTTCCAACTTTGAATTCCTACAAGTTGAGACCATTGGTCGATCAAATTACTCGTTATTTGAATACAACTGATTTCACGGAGGATCTTCTGAATTAAGTCTTCTCAAGGACTCAGTTGCTGTTTGAGCTGTGAAATCAGGACCCGCCACTGAAAGGAAGATGGCGTTAGCACCGACAATGAAGGCTTTAACGTTCTCTGCAGAAGATGAGACATCCCTGGAGAAAGCTATTGTTGAAGCTCTGTCTGGATCAGTTGACATTAACATGGGTCTTAAACGCTGTGCTGCGTTTCCCGCGGAAAATGTAGGAGCATTTCTGTGCGAATTGGCAACCAAAGAGACGAAATCATTCATCGGAAAATTTTCCGATAAGATTAAGGGTCGTGTCTTTGTAGATCATGCGGTTATACACTTGATGTATATACCCGTGATATTGAACACCACATATGCCACCGCTGAGCTTAAGTTGAAAAACATGGCTACTGGTGATGAATTGTATGGTGGTACAAAAGTCAATTTGAGCAAGGCCTTCATCTTAACGATGACATGGCCTAGGTCACTATTTGCTGAATCGGTCAATCGTAATAGAGGTTTATACCTCGGAGGGACCATTACTTGCGCTTCCTCAGTGCCGTCTAACGCCAAAATTGGGATGTGGTACCCCATTTGGTCGGAAAAGGTGTCGAATAAACAACTGTATCAAACTACAGTGGATATTCACAATACCGAGGCGCTTGAGACGTTTACGCGAACGATGATTCACAGTGACAAAGAAATGCGAGCCTTACTGAGAAGTCGTGCCTCAGTTGATATAGCCGCGAAGAAAAAGGAAAGACCTGTTATGTGCTCAGAACGTGTAAGTTTGCTGGACCAGCACACCCAGGGTGTCGATTTTACTGTTACAGAAATCGAACCTGAAAAGGACGATGATGCAGGAACGTCAATTTTGGGACCTAAAATGGTTCCAATTGAGCAAGTACCGTCCGTTAAACCTTCATTGGAAGTAGGTAGGAACCTACTTCACGCCTGACTGTTCGGTTGATCGAAGACATGGGGGGCTTTGAGTAAAGGGGCTAGTCCCCCAGATGTGAGACGAGTATTAAGTGGATGAATTCTAGAAATAGATAAGTCGCTTCTCGGACTTACCTGGGATGTACGAATACTTTGATACAAAGTCCAGACCATCCATCCAACGCCATGTCTTCACGTGCTAACAACCGCTCTAACAGCAGATGCCCAACTTGTTTTGATGAGTTGGATGCCATAGCGAGGAATTGTCCCGCTCATGCTACCGTGCCTTCTGTGTCACGACGCCAGCGGCGTAATGCTGCTCGTGCTGCCGCGTATCGAAACGCGAATGCTAGGGTTCAACTACCAATTCCGGTGGTTCCCGTTTCCCGCCCTCAAGCGAAGGCGTCGTTGAAGTTACCCAACAATCAGGTTTGGGTTACTCGCAAAGCGAGTGAATGGTCTGCTAAGACCGTTGATACCAACGACGCTATCCCTTTCAAAACCATAGTCGAAGGGATCCCCGAAATCGGAACAGAGACGAAGTTTTTCCGTCTCTTGATCGGTTTTGTCGCCGTCTCAGATGGGACGTTTGGGATGGTTGATGGAGTGACAGGCGATGTTATTCCTGACCCACCCGTCGTAGGACGGTTGGGTTTCAAGAAGAATACGTACCGCAGCCGAGACTTTGATCTCGGTGGTAAACTTCTCAACCAACTAGACGACAGAGCTGTCGTCTGGTGCCTCGACGAGAAGCGTCGAGAAGCCAAGAGGGTTCAGCTGGCAGGTTATTGGATTGCCATTTCCAAACCAGCTCCCTTGATGCCACCAGAAGATTTTCTGGTGAATCAAGATTGACTAGATGGTCACCTCGGTAAGACCGAGATGCCGCACATAGAAGGTAATTCCTGTGTGCGATGTGGGTTCACACCTCGATATATTGTAGATCAATATATTTGGGAGTGTGACGTATGTTCCTATGAACAGTACGCATAGCTGCCGCGCATCCGGGCGTGAGACTATGATCCATGTAAACATTCCGAATCGGACGATTTCCATGGGAAACCATGAGACCTTTGGGTCGATGTTTACGTTTGGTGCCAGTAGTATATATAATACTACTGATGCCTCCTTTAAAGGAGA